TAGCCAAATCATTAGTTCTACATAATTCTCTAATTTTACATTTTGGTAAATGACTCCCTTTGATTTTCAATATTATTTCATTAATTATTCCATTTTCAACGCATCCACTTTGAATCAATGCATATACAAAACAATTCATATTATAATTAGCTGAACTAACTTTATTGAATATTTGAAATTTTGTAAGATCTAATTCAGTTGTGTTTATGTATGGAAAATATGCACCTTCAATAAGTTTTCTTCTTTCTCTGATATCAATAACTAATATTCGCACACTAACTGCATATGGAAGTAAAGCTAGGTATTCAATTACATCTGATTCAAAATTAGAACCTTCTGCAACTACATGTGATAATCCATGAATTAAATCTTTTATTCGACCCTTAACTAATGGAACTAATGTTATGATATTTTCCTGAGTGATTGCTTCTAACAAATAAAGTATGTTTGGATCTTTGAAATCTAAATTATTAATAGCATTTTCAATTAATACACTATTACTTCCTAGATCTTCTAAATCTAATTCAATTTCTTTAACATCGATTGCTAAATCATTCAATTCATCATATTGGTCATTTCTATATCGTATTCTTTCATCTAATTCTTCTTCAAATTCAATTGTAGATGGATTTTCACTATCATATCCTTTTGTATTTTTTATTCTTCCATATGATGTTGTAATTTTATCTATTTTCCTAGATATGTTTGAAATGCCCAATGCTTTATCAGAAATTGTAACTCCAATATTTTTATTTCTAATCTCTGGTTCAAATGAATATGCATCTTCCATATTAATCCTTCTAAATACTCTATCATTTTCATAATTATTTATTCTTTCATCAACATGTGTTAAATCGGTTGTCAATTTTTCAACTCTTATTTGTGAAATTAATCTTTCTATTTTACTAGCTTTTACTTCGAATTTCTTAACCAATTTCTTATATCTTCTTTCAAATTTCTTAGCCATTTCATTTTGTTCTTTTTTGTATGCAATCCATTCTTTGTACAATTTAGTTAATTCATTTCTAATAGTAATTATCAATCCCCTTGATTGTGGTGTAATTGCCCTAACATCTTTCTTTAAATCTTTGGCTCTTCTCAAAAATGCACTAATTGAGTTCATACTAATTATATTTTATATATTAATAATATCTATATATAGAAATTACAGAAAATTGCAAAAATAAAAATTAAATAATCAGAAAGTTGTTCCCTTGATAATTATGATAAAAAAAAGGATAATTACCTTAGTAAGATTCATCATAGTCTATGTCCTCAATATCGTCCATATACTCGGTGTTACTCCACACATACAATTCTAAATTTGATAACTTTGATGGAGTGATAAATAGATCACTATTTTTATTTAATGGAATAATTAATGACATTTCATCAGTTTCTTTATTAATCCATGTTTTTTTAACTTGTGCTTTTCCAAAGTATAAAGTCTTACCTGATTTAGCAAATGTCATCTTTCCACATACAATATCTTGCTTATTAATATCTATTGGAATTACATTGTCATATTTATCTAATCGTTTCATATCTTTACATTTTGCTCCTTCATGCTTATGAATTCCTTTCAAATAATTCAACTGAATGAACTTTGGTTTTGTTTTTAATTCCTTAATATACTCCGCTAATCTTTCTTTTCTTGTTGTCATGTTTCAATATTCTCTTTATTATAATTTATATATCTAATATATCTTTATATTAAAAAGTTTTAAAAATAATTAAAAAATAATTAATAAATTAAATCATAAAACACCCCCTTTCATGTACAACATATCTTACTGGTTCATTTTGTAGATAAATACATACCCATCTTGATGGTAATTTATAAATTCTTTTGATTTGCTTTGGTGATAATCCTACATGCAACTTTAATGTCCTTGTCATAGCATATTTCGATGATCTAGCTGGGAATATTACTAAACACTTCATTTCAACAAGCACTAACTTTGTTTGATTGTAATTATTCATAATATGAGAGCAAACTATGATACTTACATTATCACTTCGTCCTGTTTCTAAAATATCTAACTTCAAATTGTGAACTTCCTCTCGTATTTCTTTGTCTTTGATTGTATCTGTATCATCGAAAATACATAATGTATCTTGGAAATCTTTGGGCTCACATTCGTAGTTCAAAAATTCTTCATCTAGAATAATTCTCTTGTATTTACACTTCAATTCATCTAAAGTTTCATCATCTGGTTTTCTACTGAATAGAATTATGTTATTCTTTGGAAATAATCTATGATAATTGTTCATAAACATTCCACACCAATATGATTTTCCTGCACCAGATGGAGCTGAATTGTAAATCACATCTCTCTTTTTATCTTTGATATTTGGTAAAACTTCCAATCTTGATTTATATTCTTGAAATGGTAATCTAAAATCCGATGATGCAATATCTAATGCTGTACTTTTAGCTTTTTTCAATAATAGTCGATCTCCTTCATCTGTGATTATCTTTTTATTATCTAAATCACCAATATAATCCCTAACAAATCTTATTTTTTCTAATCGATCTCTTCTTGGATATTTTTTAATCAATGGATGATTATCCAAAAAGTCTAAATTGTATGGCAATTCATTGTTATTTTCATCATCATCAAATTCTTCTGTCAATTTACGTTTTACCTCTTTAATATGAATGATCTTTTTATCATGTTTTCCTCCACGAATAATGGCTATCGGTTTTCCCTCTTTAAATGAAAATACAAATTTTGACATTTTACCTCTCTATATAATCGAAAAATAAAATACACAATATTGATATTATTTATATTTAGTGTAATATTGTTAAGTATATATATAAAATGAAAACTTCTATGGGAATAAACAACGATAAATTAATTAAGAGGGAAATGATGCGACCTCTAAGTATGAAGGAATTATTGGATATGATGCCAGATGTTAAAATTATGAAGTATAAAGAATTTGAAAATGTTGATGATATTGATAGCTTTATCGATAAATATAAAAAAATAATCTTACTTTATGAATCGAAGATGAATTTTGGACATTGGGTTGCATTATTCAAGGGTAGTTATGATGATGAACCTGTGATAGAATGGTTTGATTCATATGGTATTTTTCCCGATGATGAAAGAAAATTTATACCAAAGGAGTTCTTAGAATATTATGAAAAAGTTCCACATACAGTCAAATTATTAACCAAAAGTAAGTATATAAAACGATATAGTCAATACAAACTTCAAGGAAATAAAACGAATACATGTGGAAGATGGTGTTATGTTCGATTAAGATTATCACATGTGAGTGAAGATAAATTCAATGATTTGTTTACAAAAAACATGCCTAAAGGAATAACTCCTGACTATTTGGTGACATTGATGAGCATGATAATTTAAAAAAAATAATTATTTGACATTTTTTTTTGATTGATTTACAATCTCTTTAATAATTCTTTAGCAGTCATTCGTTTTCCACCAACTAAAACACCTCCTCTTTTCTTTTTTCGTCCACCAACTAAAACACCTCCTTTACCTCTCATATGTTTGGTATAAGCTCTTTCTAATTCTACATCACTTAATCCAAGTCCAATCAAGGGTAACAAAGCTGGAGCTTCTTTCATTATCGTTTTTACAATTGGAGTAGCTTTTTCAACGATTTCAGGAAGATGATCGAATACTTTTTTTCCACTTTGAGTGAAACCTTTGAATAACTTCTTTAATCCACTGAAGAAATTACCTCCATATGCATCTTGACTTTCGAAGTAATCAAGTTTTGGTCTATCACCTGCATTTAAAACATCCTTTTGTGATAAAATTCCAATCTGTTTGCTAGTCATTTCCGGTTGAATTGTGAAAATTCCTTCATATACAATTAAGACGACCATTTCAGGTTGATTTATAGTATCAGTTTGATTTACATTTCTAAACTGACCAGTAATTTGTAATTGTTGTTTATCTAATAATCCAGGAGCACTTAATGATCCGAGAGCAATATCAGTTCCAAATTCGATACAAACTGGAGCACTTGAAGTACCGTATGGAGTATTTGTAGCACCTAAATCATAAGTTAATCCACCGCTGAATCTTTCCCATGAACTAGAATAACCATTTTTGATTGACATTTTATACAAATCTTGAGGTTTAGCGGCCGAAAGTAAGTTCTTTGTGCCATATTCGACAATCAATTGATCAACAGCGAAATAACTATCTGTGTATAAATATCCACTTGATCCATATCTATCTGCTTTATTTCTTCTCATGCAAATATACATTCTTCTTGGGACTGAGTTCAATTGAATACTTTGACTTATTTCAGTATTTACATCATTTGGTGCATAATTATTTGAACTTCTAGTAACATGACTAACTACTTCATAATAAGGATAAATTAAACTTCTTGGAATAACTTGATCAGTTCTTGGACTAATTTGTTTAACCAACATACTAGGTTTTTCAATAGTGACTGTAATTGAAGAAAATGTTGCACCTCCTCCCACTGCATGTGACCAAATTCTAGTCAAATCGGAAATGAAATTAAAACTAAACACCATCTGACTAATATTATAAAATCCGGCTCTTGATTGATGTCCAAATACAAATGGACTTAAGAACATTGGTTCAACTAAAACAGCCTTAATTTGACCAGTTGTTGTAGTATTTGCAAATGAAGTATAATTGAATGCTCCTCTTGCAATTTCATAAGAATCACCATATCCACTCAATGGATTTCTTAAATTACCTGCTTGGGCATCATATCTTTGATATTGATCTTGCATCGATGGACTGGTTGAATAATCTCTATTTCTTACATCATATCCGGTATTATAATTCAATAAAATATCTTTGGTATCAGCTAATCTAATACTTGTGGTTGTACCATTGATTTTAACTTCCAAATTCTGAGTAATTGAACTGATTGGATTTGCTCTAAAAGCATCATATCCAGTCTCTAACAAATTACCTCCTCCTGTGGTAGTTCCAACAAAGTCGATTGTGACTGGTACTTTAACCTTAATATTTCTATCAATGACTGTATTCAATGAATTTGGGTTAATTGTGAAACTCATCTGTGAATTTGAAAAATCAGTGGTATCATAAGATCTTTCTTGAACAATCTGACCTCCTCTTAAAACACCATACACTCTTGATGAATCGATGTTTGTAATCGGATCTACTATTTCAGCTATACTTAATCCTGGAATGGCTCTTGACATTTTTTAACTTTCTATAACGTTTTATATTATATACTCTAAATATAAAAAGTACAATTATATTATTAAAATATTAAAAAAATAATATAATTCGCCCATTAGTTTTTATATCCTTCTTTTCTGATAAATACAAACTTAATATCCATTGTTTTACCTGGTCCAATCGATAATGGATATAAATATCCGTCATTTCCTTTCCAATATACTTTAAAATCAAAGGAATGAATTGGACTATTTGATTGTAATTGTATGACTTTAAAATTACCCTGCGAGAAATAATTCATAACTGATCTTGTATCTCCTAAATCATCTAATTCCGCCTGAAAATCTATCATAATTGATTGATATTTTGTACTTCCATCATTGCTTCCTTTTAAACTATGAAATTCTCTTAAAATTGGCAATGTTCTCGTTGTAATTACTATTGAATTTAATGCATTTATTCTGTCAACCGTTCTATATTCTGATGGAATTTTTAAATATACTGGAGGAGTTGGTAAAGTTGGAATAGTTGAACCTGGTTGAGCATATGCATGATTATTGCCTACATTCTGAATAATAAATGAAAATGCATAATCGGTATATAATGAGGCTGTTCCATTATAATAAGATGGCATAGAATCTAAGAATGTATCTCTTGCTATGAAATTACATCCTATTTTAACATCATTAGTTGGTGATCCTATTGTATCCGTTAAATAGGCCGTTTCACATATCATATCAATTGTTTGGGTTTGTAAATTATATTCGAAATAAGGAGCCATTGTATGAGGTATTGCTGGATATGCTGTTTTTAATTTTCCAAATGCTGTTGTATAGGCAATATTTAACATATTTGTAATAGTATGATATGAATAAACACTCCAATATGAGCTATATTTTCCTCCATCAGCATTTGCATTTGTTGGAATATACACCAAAGATTCCGGATATTTAACATTGACTATACCATTATCATATTCTAAATATACTAAATATGGATTTGAATTATCATATCTAAATAGTGGAATAGCTGATAATGGAATTTGAAACCTATCAATTGCAATAAAATACTCATTTGGATTATATATTATAGGTTCACTCCTAGTTTCTTCATATTCGGCGATTCCTTCTGTTTCTTCTTTAAATGGAATAACTACATCATAATACATTCTATCAATTTTCTTAGATGTATTCTCATGTGGATGATTTGGTAAAAATGTTGATGACATCACTTTTATATATTATAGTGAAGATAAAAAAAATATTATTATATCTAAATCATTTACAAAAACAATTCCATTTATTCTTCGTAACTACATCTTTTACCACCTTAATAACTCCTTTCAAAGTATCATTTTCAATAAAGTATGTAATTAATTCAGCCATTTCGACAGAGAATTTATAAAAAGCTTGACCTTCTTCCTTAGGAATCGTTGTTTTTTTAATTCGTGTTGGTTTATCCGAAAATGTAATGATTGGTTCTTTTATCGCATTTTTTCTTATATCTCCAATGATGATATTAATCATTTTTTGCAATTCAAGTTCGTTAGCTACTTCACCGAGTCTCGTTTCATCTGGATATGCATTCAATAATTGTCTGGTTTTATGTCTAATTATCAAGTGTTTCCAAATTATTTTGAATTGTCCTTCCATATTTATAGCCTCTTTTTGAAATATAACATGATGATGTTGTCTTTCTCCATCTTTCATTTCACATTGTATGATTATCCAAAAACTTTTACTCATCTTTTATTTTATAAGTATTTTATTTCAATTGGTATATATATAAAAATAACAAAACCTATAAATAAAAAAATGAAAATAAAATTAATAGGCAACAGTTGTTGTAATAACATAGATATAAAAATCTCGCTATTTTTCCTAGATTCATTGGAGCGCCTAATATCCGGCATATTTAAGAATTGCTTCGGAGGATGCTTTAAATCAACAACATCGGCAGGTTTAGCCATGATTAGCATGCTCTGAGTTTTCTAACTTCCAATATTACCTCTTTCTCGATATTTCTTTCTTTAATTTTTTTTTGCAATTCATTTAATATTTCCGTACATTGATACATTCGTACTATTGCCATATCTCTTGAAACTGCTATAGGGAATTGATCCTTCCAAAATATATATTCCTCTGCATATAATGGAATCAATTCTTGCTTATATTCTTTATCGAATTTACTATCTGATGGATAATATTTGAATTTCTTATAGTAATTATTCATTAGTATTTCACCCATTTTATTCATTTTATTGTATAAATCTGGTATATTGATAAACTTATCAACTGCTACTTTTTGAGCTATTGCTTTTTCTATATTTTCACATTTTTCCCTAGTATTTGCAATATCATTTAAATTTTCATAATCTCCCTTTGATCCTTTTATTTCTATATCATTCATCTTTATATAATTAGCTAGTAAAAAAATAATTATATTAATACTATTCAATATCATCTTCTTCCATTTCCTCCAATTCAATATCTTTGATTTTTATAATCTTTTTATAAAATCTACTATATGCATCAATAAATGCTTTTTTCTCAATTGAATATAAAAATCTAATAGTTATGTATGTTTCTTTGCATTTTAAATGGATTTTATCTTTCATTACTTTGATTTCAGTATTTTCATCTAGTGCATCAAATCTAATGTATTTTCCTGAAATAGATCTAACAAATATGTATTGATCTTGTATCATAACCATGCATTCCATATCCAATTCTTTAATATTGATTGTAATAAATACTCTTCTCAATTCCTTTCCTGAAATCATCTCGATTTGATCCTGCTTTGATGAATTTTTTAGATAATTTAGAAATAGTATATCCTCCACTAAACTACCACTATTTTCAATTACAATCTCCTTTGGGTAAAAATAATCTACGATTTGCTTTATCATTTTATTTATAGGTTTACTGTATATTTATTACTATATAAAAAAATATAAAATTAAAATACATAATTCATATTGTAGCCTTTATTATCCAGCCATTCTAATCTTTCGATGTAGTCTTTATCTTTCTTAGCTTTTTGATATTTATCTCGCAATTTGATGATATGAGTTATGTTATTAAAATAGATTTTGTATAAATCAATGTGTATTATTTTTACTAACTCTGTATATGATCCAATTCCTACCATTCTCATGAATTTATCCGGTGAACTTCTAAATTGACTTAGAAAGAAATCATGTACTATGATATTCTCAAATTCACTAGCAATTTCATTACTTAGATTCATTTTATAATCCACATTTTTGAGAGTAACTGATGCAAAATAATTACATCCATCATCTTCTATATCATGGAATAAACTTTCAGAAAGTTTTTGATGAATATCCTCTTGGTATTCCGTGATTGAAATATCAAATATATCCAATATTTCTATAATTCTCTTAAATCCATTCATAATCCAACTAAAGTCTGATAATGGCCAAGACCTTGTATTCTTTATCCAATTTTTCAATCTTTGTTCTATAATTTTCAATTCACTCATCTTCTATATCATTCAAATATAAAATAATATTATATATAAAAAAATAAATTACACACTATTTCTGATAATTATACCTTTATACATCTCCATTCGTTGTTTAATATCTCTGTTATTTTTATCCTTCATAAGTTCCTCATTTAAATCATCTAAGGTAGACTTTGCTTTCTCAATTATCCTAAGTCTAGTTTTGTTTTGCTTTTCTTTAAGTTCATTACCATGTTCTTTGAAATACTTTATCTTAGCTATATTAATCCTTTTATTCCTAGCTTCCAGTAATTTTCTCTTATGTTCGGCTTTTTCCTTATCAATTCTTTTTTTATTCTTCAAATAATGCTCATTTTTGATACTTTTTACCTCTGATCGCATATCTTTAGCTTTTTTATACTCAGATTCAGTCATATTTTTACTATCAATTCCACTTTTTCTAATTATCTTTGATCTTGGTTTAATTTTACCATTTTTTATCAATAATTCCCTATCTCTTCGATATCTTTCTCTT